AGAAACGTAATCAAAATTACGTAGAAGGTGCAGAACCTGGTATGTTTTTAAATACTGTTACGAAACAGTTATACAATGGTGACAAAGGAATACACACTATTCCATGTTACTATAAGTTAGAATACCAAGAGTGGGCAGATTATGGAACAGGTTCAGGTAGACCTGAAATGATTTATCCTGACTCTTCGGACATTCTTGAGAAGACTACCAAAGGACCTGATGGTAAAGACAGGTTACAAAATGGTAACTACATATTAACTGTAGGACAACACTTTGTAATTATCTCAGGTGATAAGGGATCTGAAACTGCGATGATATCTATGAGTTCATCTCAAGGTAAAGTTAGCAGAAAGTGGAACTCCATGATGAAGTCTATTAGTTTAGATGGTAAGAATGGTCCTTACACTCCACCATCATTCAGTCACATTTATAAATTATCTTCTGTATTAAATACAGGAAAAGGTAATCAATGGTATGGCTTTAATATCGAGAAAGTTGGAATGTTAGAAGATGCTAATATGTATGAACGTGCTAAAAAGTTCTACAATAGCTTCGCTAACAGAAGCTAACAGTTCTTTGGGCGGCAGCAATGCCGCCCATTTTTTTGGTGGACATGACAGAATTAGATAAATTTATAGATATATTTGGAGGATCGTTTAGTGCCTACGGTCAAACTAGAAAGACAGATGAGTTTGATGATAGAGGTAAACACAAGACTAAATCTTTTATTATTAAACAACCACCTACAATAAAGATGTTTGAAGAACATCTTCAAGGTAAAGATCCTGCGTTAGGTATCATACCTATTAATGAACAAAATAAGTGTAGATGGTCTTGTATCGATATTGATTTATATAATGGCTTTGATCACAAAGCATTAATTACAAAAATAAAAGAAAATAATTTTCCGTTAATTGTATGTAGATCTAAATCAGGTGGTGCACATGTATTTTTATTTTCAAAAGAATTTTTACCCGCAGCATTATTTAGAAGTAAATTAAATGATATGGCAGCTATACTAGGATATTCTAGAGCTGAAATATTTCCAAAGCAAAACCAAGTTGATATGAGTAAAGGTGGTACAGGTAGTTTTTTAAATCTTCCTTATCACAATAAAGAAACAACAGTAAGATATGGTATTAAAGAAGATGGTTCAGCAATGACTCTTCAAGAATTTTTTGATGCTTATGATAAAATAGCATTAACTAATTTAGAAAAGTTAGAAGTTAAAGAAAAAAAATCTAAGAAAGAAGATGATTTATTAAAAGGTGCGCCTCCATGTTTAGCATCACTTGCAAAACAAGGTATACCTAATGGTCAAAGAAATAATGCAATCTATAACTTTGGTGTCTATTGTAAGAAAAGATATACAGATTGGCAAACAAAACTATTTAAATATAACGATGCATATTGCAAACCACCATTAGATAAAAATGAATTAGATAAAACAATTAATTCTATAGAAGGTAAAGATTATCAATACAAATGTAAGGATGAGCCTATTGCATCATTTTGTAATTCTAAAAAATGTGTATTACAAGAATACGGTGTAGGCGATGATGAAGTACCTGGAGTAGAAATAAAAGAAATACAAAAGTATGATTCTGATCCACCTTTATTTTATGTAACCATAGGTGATAAACAAGTTGAAGTAGATTCATCAGAGTTACATGACTCAGATAAATTTTCATTAAAATGTTTAGAACAAATTAATATGGCTATGCCTCCAGTAGGTAAGCATATATGGAGAAAAGCAATAAATAAATTATTAAAGAATGTAATACCTCAAGAAGCTCCAGAGTCTACAAAGATAGATGTACAACTAAAAGAATTACTAATAGATTTTTCTACTAAAGCACCAGGTAAAGGTTGGGAAGATATGTTGAGAGGTCTTTCATACACGGAAGATGGTGTAACTTATTTTAAATTTAAAGATCTCTGGAAGTATATGTTAAGAACAAAACAATGGCCTGACAAACAATACACTAAACAAAAAACATCTCGTATGGTTTTAACAATGTTTGACGGCAAGGAAATTAGTGGCAAGATAAATAATAAAAGCACTAGGTACATGTGTGTAACACAACAAGAAATGAATAAACCTATTGTAAGAAAAGATGCAATGAAGGAGCCACCTTTTGCATAGAACAATAATACCAGGTCCTCCTGGCACAGGCAAAACCTATAGACTTATGCAGTATGTTGAAGAAGAATTAAAAAAAACAGAGCCTAGTAAGATTGCATACATTGCATTTAGTAATGCAGCAGCAGATGAAGCAAGAAGAAGGATACCAAATGACAATGTAGTAATAAGCACAATGCATGCATACGGTTCAGAAAATTGTGGCTTTGATCCAAAAAGACAATTATTAAAAAATGAAAGATGGAAAGGTTTTAAAAATTTTTCTAAAGTTTGCGCTGATTTATCTTTTGAAAGTTATGTTACTGAGTCTGGTCACATTCAATATAAAAATAATCATATGAAAGTTATTGAGTATGCTAGAAATAGAAAGATGTCTTTGCAAGATGCAGCTGTTGAATTAGAACTACATTTTACGCAAGACCTTTGGTTAACTGAACAGATAGAAAGTGATTTAAAAATTTACAAAGATAGCACTGGTATGATTGAATACTTTGATATGATTTCCAAGTTTGTCGAGGAGGATAAATGTCCACCAATTCATGTACTCTTCCTCGACGAAGCCCAAGATCTAAGTCCTTTACAATGGGATATGTTTTTTTATATGGAAAGCAAATGTCAAAGATCTTATGTTGCCGGTGATGATGACCAAACGATATATACATTTCAAGGTGCAGATCCTAAAACATTTATAGAATTAAAAGGTACTTTTGATCCTCAAATTAAATCTAGAAGAGTACCTAGAACAATACATAAATTAGCTGAATCTATATTTCCTTATATGTCTCAAAGACTAGAAAAAGATTGGAAGCCTAGAGATGCTGAAGGTGAAGTAGAATACCATACAGATTTTTATGATTTAGATTTTAGTAAAGGAACTTGGTTTGTTTTAACTAGAACTAATAAAATGTTAGATCAACTTAAAGATCATTTGTATAGTTTAAATATAAGATTCGATGCTAAGCAACACGCTCTTTTAGATTCTGATATGTTATCTGCATACAGAACCTGGACAAGATTAAACCAGGGCGCTTCTGTAAATAAATCTGAATTAGAAAAACTATGGAGATTCTTCACAGTTAAAGGTGGCCATGTTCAACGTGGTTTTGCCGGAGGCAAGACACTAAATAACGTTACCTCGATTGATATGGATGGATTAAGAGAACATCACGGGCTGCGAGCAGCGGGGGACTGGGAAGTATTAAATTTTCCAGAAGCAAGTAAGGACTATATTAGAACCATTCTAAAGAATGGTGAGGATCTTATGAAACCTGCAAGAATAAAATTATCTACAATACATAGTGTAAAAGGAGAAGAAGCAGACAATGTTGTTTTATTTACTGATTTAGAAAAAATTATTTATGACTCAGCACAAAAAGATGCAGACCCAGAACACCGTACATTTTTTGTAGGTATAACCAGAGCAAAAGAAAAATTATTTGTAGCCAATCAAGACTATGAATATCAATATAACATAGGAGCACCAATAATATGACAGACACAGATATATTTAAAAAAGCATTTCCACAAGATAAGCAGATAGGCGGAAAGCATTATAAATCTTTTCACATTCAACCGTATGAATTTATTTCAAAAAATAATCTTTCGTTCTTTCAGGGGAACGTTGTAAAATATGTGTGTAGATATCTTACAAAAAATGGTATAGAAGATCTAGAAAAGATAATACATTATTGCGAATTAGAAATTAAAAAAATGGAAGACATGAAAAGGAAAAAGAAATAATGTTTGGGGTACAAACTGAATGGGATTGTCCTGAAGAGTTTCCAAATTTAGCTGATGCAAAATTTATAGCTATTGACTTAGAAACAAAAGATCCTGATCTTAAAGCAAAAGGATCTGGGGCCATACAAGGTCATGGTGAGATTGTAGGTATTGCTGTAGCTGTAGAAGGATGGTCAGGTTATTATCCGATTGCACACGAAGGCGGTGGTAATATGGATAGAAGAATTGTTTTAG